GCCTTCGCCAGGCGAAGGTCCCTCATCCATGACGTCCACACCTCATCGACGGAGTCCATGAGCTGCAGCACGGGCCCGTCGAAGTCGCTACGGCCCAATGGCGCGCCGGCGGGGAAGTTCCTCCACTGCCTGTTGGGCCTCATGTTGGGCACGTACACGGCCGTGCACCTGGTCAGCCCTGTCTCGATGACCGGCTGCATGTTGGCGGTCTCGGCGTGGTCGGTGAGCGGCAGGGGCTTGCCGAGCGAGCCGACCGCGCCGACGTACAGGCCGTTGAGGATGGCGCCCGGCTCGTGCCGTTCCAGATGCAGGTAGCACGTGCCGTCGTCGATTTGTTCGAGCACCCGCCAGAAGGTGACCGCGTACAGGCGGCCGTGCCGGAACTCGGGTACGGCGGCGTCGGCTGCGACGGCGGCGAGCCACGGGCGGTCGGCGATTTCGCGATCCCACACGGTGCGCAGGTAGTAGCCGCCGAGCGCGGCGCCGACCTCGGCCCCTTCCAGCAGCGTAGCCTGCAGGCTCGGGAGGAGCTGGTCGATGCGCTCCTGTGTGGCCGGGTTCTCCACCGTGATCGACGGGGGCTCAGAGAAGAGCAGGTCCGACGACATGGTGCAGATGTCGGAGGCGACCGGCACGTGGAGTTTGGCGCGGCGTTCGCCTTGCGGTGTGGGCTGACCCCAGAACATGCGGCCCAGGAAGCCTGTGATGCCGCCGCGGTGCTGCCATGGGTGATTCGCCGGCTGGGCGCGGTGGGGGTCGGTGTAGACGGCGGCGAGCCGGTCGGGGTCGCCCTGATACCAGGCGTCGAGCACCGCGTAGTGGTTGTAGATGGGTTGGAGGTGTTGGGGCGGCCAGGTGCCGCCGCCGGCCGGGAGCGGCACGACGGGCCTCCCCTCTCTCAGGCTCGCATCCTGGGGTCGTTGACGACGACTCCCAAGGCTCGGTTTCAGGGTCTTGTTCGGGACTTGCGGGAAGGAAACATTCCCGCAACTTAACAGCCGTACAGAGCAGTGTTCGGCGGCTTCAGCTCGCTGCTTCGAGCGCTTCTGTGTAGTGGTCCATCGACCTGATGAACTCGCGAGGTTGGTGCTAAGCGGCCTTGGACGACGGCGGCGCCAGCCGCCCATGCCAGATGTTGCGCGTGGTGCGGATCCCGTACCTGAGCGCGTCGACGCCGTGGTCGTTCACCTTCAACGGCTTGTCTTCGCCCTTCTCCGACGCGTCCGGATCCCACGCATAGCCGGGAATCTCGCGGATCAGCTCCGTGCACGAGCGGTGCACGAGCAGCCGGCCGGTGGCGAACAAGCTCGCCACGTCGCGGATGCCGTCGACGACCTCGTTGTCGGCCAGTGTCGAGGCGATGCCGTCGCGGTGCATCTGCACCCGATAGCTCTTGGCGGACGGGTCGACCACCCAGTACGAGGGTGTGATGCCGAGCCCAGCCACCCAGGCGCGCACCCGCTCGGAGTATTCGGCATCCGTCAGGGAGCCGCGCTGCTTCTTCGCGTCCCAACGCCACTCGTGCCCGACATACAGGCGGCCGTCGACGCCCAAGCCGATAGCGAGGGCGTGGAACGGGTTGGTGGTGCCGTAGTCGAGGCTGATGCACAACCATTGTTCGATGACGGGCAGGTGGTCGACCACGTGCCTCGCGGGGTCCCACGATTCGTAGACGACGCCTTCGGCGAGGCACCATTCGCCCAAGATCAAGCGCCTGTGCCATAGGCCGCTGAACTCGGCCGACACGTTGGCGACGTATTCGGGCGACAGGTTCGGGTTGTCGGCCAGCTTGAAGCTGAAGCGGTGCAGGTCGAGCGCGTCGGGATCGTCGCTGCGGTGCACCTGGCCGTTGATGTCGAGATGCAGCCGCGCCCGATCCAAGTAGTTGACCAGCAGCCAATGCTGCGGCCCGTCCGGGTTCGTCGTCGCGTAGAGGCGGGCGCCTGGAATGCTCAAGCGAGTGAGCAGCATCACGAAGAACGACTCAGGCAACGTCGATAGCTCGTCGCAGTAGGCGCCGACGAGAGACAGGCCGCGGATCTTCTCCTGCGCGGTCTCGTCGTTGGCGCCCACCACGTAGATCCTTCGGCCGAGCAGGAACAGCTCGCCGGTGCCGGCCACGTAGCGGGCACGCTTCTCGCCCAGCATCTCCACGAGCACGTCGACGATGTTGCGGCGCAGCGTCCGCTCCGTCTTGCCCACCATGAGGAGAGGGCCGGCCGGGGCGGTGCGAACGAACTCGATCCACTTCACCAACGTGGTGATGGTCTTCGACGACCGCACGGAGCCGTCGAAGATGTTGATGCGGGCGTCGGCGAGCCGGTAGGAGTCGAGCTGCTTGCCGACCAACGGCGCAATGATCATTGGCCTGTGATCCCTCGAAGCCAAGCGTCCACCGCGGACAAGCCCTCGGGGTCGCGGTCCATGTCGACGAGCTGGCGATGCTTGTCGACCGCGATGCCGAGCACTACCGCCGCATCGCGCGAGGAGGCTTCGCCGAGTTCGGCAACGGCCTGGTCCATGGACAGCTCGGCAAGCTTGATCAGCTTTTCGGCGAGCTGGGCGCGCCGTGAAGCGGCGTCGACGATGCTGGCCGCCGTCGCGTTCTTCGTCGCTGACCGGTCAAAGGCGCTGGTCAGCCCGGCGCGTTTGGCGATGTTGGTGACGGTGCCGACGCTGACGTTGTGGTCGCGTGCGATTTGGTTGCGGCTTTTCGTGCCTGCTCGGATGTCGTCGAGGATGGCGTCGCGCACCTGGTCGGGGATTGGTCGGGGCACAACACGCTCACCCCCTGACATGACGAAGCCCCGCACTGGGCGGGGCACACTTATCCACGCACATGATCCCATCCTGTGGATAACTCGTCAAGTGGCAGGTCACGCCGTACGCGCGTGGTGGGCGAGGCGCTGCCAGGTGGTGATTGGCCAGCAGGGTTTGCCCCACAGCCAGGTGCTCACCACGTCGGCGGGTGGGTCGCAGTTGATCCCGTGGCAGATGATGCCGATCTCGTTGTTGGGCAGGAGTTCGACTCGCCATGTGTGCGCGCCGCCGGTCGGCTGTTCGGCGGTTCGGCCTTTGCACCAGGGGCAGATCACGCGCACGGTTTGCCCGTGGTAGATCTCGGCGAGCGCGCCGGCCGTTCTGCGGTAGATCCGTTCCACTGTGGGCCATGCCCATTCGCACCAGTCGTCGGGCAGTTCGTGGAGGCGGGCGAGGCTGTACCGCAGCCAGGGGCGGGCGTCGAGGACGCCGGGGCCGGGTGGGGCGAGGATCGGGCACATGGCGGGCGGGCCGAGTTCGGCGGCGAGGTCGTCGGCGAGCACGAGCACGTCGAGCAGGGTTTGCAGGATGTCGACGTCGACGGGGGCGGGGGATTCGCCCCACGCGAGGTGGGTGCGGAAGTAGCGGTCGATGCGGGCTTGGGCGTCGAGGAGTTCTTTTTCTTCGCCGTTGATTTCACGCGTTTGTCTGGGGGGTTTGGTCGTCATCGGTAGCCGGGATTCGACTAGGTCTGGCCAGTATTCGATGACCCATTCCAGATTTTGGATCACGATGTGGCGCACGGGGTGGCTCCTCAGAATGGCGGCTGGTCGGGTGTCGAATATCCGGTGGGGATGACTAATGCGACGGGTTCGGCGGGTGGGTGCGGGAAGTGCGGGCCGGGGGGGCACACGTGTTGTGCGAGCACTTGCCATTTGCGTTCGCCGCGAATGCGGAAGCTGGTGCGATGCCATAGGAACGGTTTGCGCGGTAGGCCGAGCGGGTGGAGGTCGTAGGTGTCCCGCCCGGCTAGGAGCGCTTGGAGTTCTTGTTCGGGGGTGAGTGGGGTGGTGTCGACGCGCACCCAGACGCCTTCCGAGTATCCGGACAAGATCAGCGAGCCGCATCGGCGGCAGTTGGTCATGGCGGCCGGGCTGGAGATCATTTCCGCCCCCCGTCCAAGATCATGACGGATGACAGATTTCTCTGGGTTCCCCGGCTATCGCGCGCCCGCGTGACGCGCGCGCGCACGTGTACGCGCGTAAGGGCGCGAATGTTGGAAAATCTGTCATCCGTCATGATCTTGGTGTGGAGAGGTGCATCCTTGCAGGTCAGGGCGCGATGACAGATTTTGGGATCCGTCATCGGATCCGTCACGATCGTGGGTGTGTGAATCGGGTTCACCATCCCGGCCCGCCGATCTTGTCCGACTCGTCCGGCCCCGAGAAACCCCGCGATGACAGATTCGCGGATCCGTCATCAAAACTGTCATGATCTTGGTCGTCGGCTAGGAGGGTGATCCGCGTGTAGAAGCGGGCCGTGCTGGAGCGGGCGTAGCCCACCCCGTGCCGCCGGGTCAGCTCCATGGTGAGCCTCTTGGGCGAAACAGGGGTTTCGCCCTCCTGGAAGCACCACCGCTCGTACGCCTCCCGCAGCGTCGTAGTCTTGATCTGCACCTGGTCGGAGGCCGCCTTGTGGCAGCACTCGGC